ATTCGTTTGGCTTTTGCAGAACAGAAATACGATGAAGTGTATAGATTATTCTACAACGCATTTAAGTTTAGGCCAATAACGGGTGCTGAATATAGGGAATTGAAAAAGCAGGGATTGCAGTAAAAACAAAAACCGGAGCAGTGATGTTCCGGTTTTTTCTTATAAAATGGTTCAGCTATGCTTTAATCTTTGATGCAGCGAACACAGAATCCGTACGCACGGCTTAGGGTGTTTATGTGCGCTTCGCTGCTGAAGAAGTATAGGTGCTTAGCGTACGTACCATGCACATCAGCCGACCAATAATAACCTTTGGCACCAACATTGAAAAGCGTATCTGAGCCGAGGAAGCGGTAGCCCGCCAGGGGCAATTTCAGAGGAGAATCAAAAGCTCCTGCCGAGCCACTACTACTCCAGCTGGCACGTTCTGCCTCCCATTCATCTGCAGTGGGTACGCGAAATCTCTCAGGACAAGGATTGTTAATATTATATTTTTTACTCCACAGGTAATTGTTTTGAGGTGTACGCCAGTCTAAAACACCACTTTTTACGATGATAAAATAACCATGATTGGGAGTATCACGAATACTTAAAATAGTAGTTGTCGGAGAAGTGCGCTTCTCATGTCCATCCGTAGCACGTCCCCACTGATATAAATCTCCATAGGCTTGTTCATCAGTGGCTGATGTAGCAACACGGCTTGCACCAAGGTTTCGGTCCATCCAAATTCTTCCGGTGACAGGATTATAAACCTCTCCCGGATTAGTTATGTAAAATTTGATTTCATTGCCATATGAAATACCAACTGAATTCGTAGCATAGGCTCTGACAAAATAAGTCACCCCTTGCTGCAAGTTTACCAAATTGCTTGTAAAACTACCAGTCCCAATTCCATCTGTTGTTCTATTGTCGGTTAACGAAGGATTTGGTGAAGTGCTCCAACACACACCTCTTGAAGAAATCTCGGCTCCACCATCATGCGTAATAATGCCACCACACTTTGCCGTGCCTGATATTATATCTGTAACTTTAATTGTAGAAAGTTCAGGCAAGCCTAATGTTGAAGTAAAGGTTAACTCATTCCCGTAGGCAGTTCCTATTGAATTAGTAGCATAAGCCCTAACGTAGTATTGAGTTCCGGATTTTAAATTTGAAAGTGTGCTTGTATAACTTCCTACTCCTGATCCGGTCACAGTTTTACTGTTATTGATAGTAGGGCTTGGTGATGTGCTCCAACAAATCCCTCTAGCACTTACTGCTTCACCTCCATCATGTAAAATTTCACCTCCTGAGATTGCAGAAGATGATGTAATAGAAGTAATTGCAGAAGTTCTTACTTCTGGTATTGATAATTGTGTTCTAAATTGCACTTCATTACCGTACGAAGTGCCTTGAGAATTTGTCGAATATGCTTTTACATAATACGTAGTGCCTGTTTTCAATCTTGAAAGTGTGCTGATAAAATTACCAATACCGGCCCCATCAACGGTTGTACTATCATTTTTCGTGGGATTTGGTGCCATACTCCAACAGACTCCACGGGCAGTTATTGGTGTACCTCCATCTATAAAAATTGAACCTCCTGTTAAGGCTGAAGTACTCGTGATTGATGTTACCGGAGATGTAATAACTTCAGATAAAGTGAGATTTTTTGTAGTAAAAGTAACTTGCAATCCGTAAGATGTTCCTTTCTTGTTGGTTGCATAAGCTCTCAAATAATAAGTAGTGCCGGGTAAAAGGCTATCTATCGAGCTTTCAAAAGTTCCTGTTCCGGCAGCATCGACTGTCTTTGAGCCTTTAATATTCGGATTTGGAGAAGTATTCCAACAAACTCCACGGGCTATTACATCATAACCACCATCTCCAGTGATTACACCACCACTTTGAGCTGAGTAGTATGAAATTGATCTAACTTCTGTCGTGCTAACAACTGGCAACAGTTTAGGGTCAACTTCTTCATCACAACTTACAAAAGCAATTCCAATTAGAATGAAAAATAGATTCAGAATAGGCTTTTTCATAAATAGTTAGTATTTGATTATACGTGCAAAGCTATGAAATATTTCTAATAAATCCTAATTATCCCCAAAAATCACATAATCAAAACTTCCCAATGTTGCTGAACCTGAGTTAGTTCTAAGCTGCACTCTGAATGTATTGTATCCTTTAGATGTAACAACAGCACGTACATTATCAATGGTTGGCTGTATCATAACCTGATAAACTGACCCTGCTCTATGCGGAACATCATAGATGCCTGTAGCTGTATAACTGGCATTTGACGTGTTTATCTTTGCTCCCCAATAATTTGTATGAGCTCCGGAACTTTCTATACTTCCACTAGCTAAAACACCAGGCATGTTCGTTGGACCTTTTAGTTCAAATCCTGTTTGACTGGAGAAATACAGATAAAGCTGATTGCTCCAAAAAGAATATAATCCATTGTTCCCAATTTTAGTTTGATTGACAAAACCGGTTGCCTGCAATAAGTCTGATTGAAACGCGCCCTCAATTAAAGCTGAGTTTAATGCTATCAAGGGTATTATAGCTGAGCTTGTTGAGTAAGCATGTAATACATAAGAACCAGCTCTCAAATTGATTGTGTAAAGCTTTTTAGTAATGACCCCTATACCTGTATCAGCAAAAACTATTTGACTATCCGGATTAATGATTTCTACTCTCCACCTCTTAGCGTCGCCATCTGAGGTTGTAGTTACCTTAAAAGAAATTTGTGCATCAATAGTCAAATACAGTTGTTGTGTATACGCATGTGCAGTATTCATATCAGAATTAAACCAAGTGCTCTGATAATAAAAATATGCGGTTGATGGAGAAAGCAGACTGGCAATGGATTCAACCGGAGTATCTGAAAAACTTAGATTCAATGTGGCAAGTGAATTTTGCTGGATTGTCATTCCTCCTATTCGTCCTCCAATTGCATCAACAAAACCTCTAAAGGCAATATTTCCCGAGACATCCCAGTTTATATTTCCTCCGGCAAAATGACCACTTCCATCTTTTCTGATTAACGTATTTGCTGAGCCATTTAATGCTTCACTGTAAGTTCCTCCTGACCAAAATCCAATATTGTCTGAACTTAGCCCGGACACTCCACTCGTAACAGAATTACTATTATTTTTAAGCATCAATAAATGAGTTGCAACTAAACCTCCGTTAATATCAGTGCTTCCTTGAATTGCTTGAGTTATAAATTCCGTAGATTTTCTGTATTCCGTAGATTTATTACCTCTTTGAACTTGAAAATCTTTAACATAACACGTCATGTACGAGCTGGTAGAAATGTCCACAAAATGGTAGATTGTCTGAGTGTAATTCTGCACATTAGCGATAGCTTCAATTCTTTTCCAACTAGTATTCAAAACAAAAGATCCGGCAAAATTATCAGCCAAATCCACATTGATGGAATGAGTCCCGGATATTACTTTAGCCCAAAATGAAACTACGTAGTAACCATTTCCATGTATTACGTTTGATATTCTCACATCAACACCATTTCCGCCATCTGAAGATAAAAATTCAAATCCGTTTGGAGTATTTGTAGTGTTCCTTGCTATTGTTGGTGTTGAACCTCCAGGAGACCAAACATACAGTTCTTTGCTGTCGTTGTAGAGATTTTCACCCCCTACGATGATGTTATCAACATGGTCCTTCTGCTGTTTACTAATGGCTAACAATAAATTTGTTCTTGCAGTGTAATATTCATTAAACCTAGATCTGAATGTTGAGCCAACGATATCACTCGTTGTAGTGAGATTTGACAATAACGGTGTTATGTATGAATGTAAAGTGGAATATACGGCATCATAGATTGTCCGACTGACTTTGAATAAATCAGCCTGAGTTCTGATAGGGCTAACTTCACTCTGTATTGATTCCCATTCCTTTAAAGCCCTTTGCTTTTCATCAGGTGTAAGTTTGTTATCATCTGAAATATCATTCAGCTGTAAAAGCATATCTTCAGGAGCTGGCGACCAGTCAATAGGAGGTGAAATATGCCCCTCGTACAAACATGCAAATTTGATTGTCATTTGTGCACCCGAATTTGGCAAGTTATACACCCAAAGAGAATTGCTTGTTAATGAATTAGGGCTGGTAATATGAGCATAATACAGGCTTTCACCTTCTTGTCTGTTGAAAATTTTAGCAAGATTAAAGCCTCCGTTCCAATAAACTCCCAACATTTGTCCAATAGCAACAATTGCTTTTATAACAATCGTATATTTTTCATTTACAGATAGTGAAGTTACCTGATATTCTTTAACAAGATAGGCACTACTCGTTATTGGCATACCACTGTTTATTAAAAGATTTCTGCCTGCAATCTTAATTGTATCATGTGGAGAAGGTGACCAGTCAGTTGCTGTGTTGCCTTTCTCCAATTTCACATGATCGATGTACAGATTATATCCTGTCGAAATTAAATAAATTGGCGCTGTTGAACCATCACCCATAAATGTAACATTAACCTTTCGCCATGTATTTAGTGGTAAGCTTGCCAGTTGACCTTGGATTGACGAATTATAACTATCTCTCCAGCCAAGACTTACACGTATACCAACCGAGACAACTTTAACCATGCAACTGAAGGTGTATACCTGTCCAGTTTCACATGTAACATGCGGAAGATATAATCCAGCATTTACCTGTCCTGCCCCAGGAATGTAAATACACAAACCTCCGTCATATCCACCAGTAACACTTTGAACGACATCTGGCCCATGTACTGTCCACAAGTTGATCTTATCTTCAAAACTTGAATTAGGAAGTAAGTTAGTCCCTCCAATCTTCACATCATTCACTATTTCCCAATCATAGCCATTCCATCGCTTTAAGTGATTAGGTGTAATTGAAGTATCAATCCACAAGGTCAATCCTGTAACCGGATTTGCTGGAGGAATTGAACTTGTAAAAATATAGTCATTCTGATCTGTAAGTGTTATTTGTGCAGTACTAACTAATTTGGACATATCAACGTAAAAAGTCTGTTCGTAAAAAAAGAGGGCTGCTACTCAACAGCCCTCGTAGAATAATTATGGGCGATTTGCTTCACAGATAATGGTTCCTTTACCATCAATTTCATCACCTGTTACCGTGATGAAGTTGGAAGAACCAGTACCCGTTGTTGTTCTTGTTCCGGCAGTGCTTCCCGAACCTGTACACACATAAAGTTTACCTCCCGCAAATTCATTGGATGTAATCGAAGCAGCAGGCCATGGACTATTTAGGAATGTTGAAACAGTAGCGGTTCTTAATGTAAGGTTGGATGTAGTTGTTCCACTTGCTACTTCATAGTATTTGGCGGTTCCATCTCCCTTTACAATTTTCACCATATCACCAGCAGCAAAAGTGATTGCAGCACCCGAATATGTTATCACACTACCTGCTCCAGCAGTATTTGACGTTATACTTCGTCCACCTGCAACGGCTGTTCGGGTTGTATCAATAAATCCGGCACGATTGCCAGGAGCAGCACCATCGTAGAAAAACCACGTGAACGACCAGTTGGCAGTATCACCCAAACTCAGTTGACTTGCTCCGTTCCAAACCATGGGATAGATATTTGTACTTCCTACTCCGTTTTGAAGTTTCTCTCCGGCTGTAGAGATGAGCTTAACTTCATATGGATCAGAAACATCATAAATAGTAAAATAACACTGATAGATATTTCCATCAGCATCTTTAGCTTCAGCACGGAACACAGCAATATCGGCAACTGCCGTTTCGTGAATAACCAGTGTATTTTGCGCTGACCAGGCATTGGAAGCCGGCAGATTACTTCCAATGTCCGATGCCGTTCCTGTTGGAGCAGATGAGGTGGAAGTGGTTTTCATTCCGTATTTCGTATTCATGGAGGTAGTAACCTGAACCGTACCATTTGACTCGTAGAATTTATAGGTAATACCCGAGGTGTCAATTCCTGCTGCACGAACCAAGTCAACACAAACCACTGCCACATTTTTAGTACTCCCGTCTGCTTGCTGAATAGCAGTCGTTCCTCTTGGTAAGAGATATACAGCATTGGTACCAGTACGGACAACTGTTAGTGTGATTTGAGCTATAATATGAGAAACCAGTCCAGTAATAGGATCGGTATAGTCAGCTTCAAAGTAGTACACTTTAGATGGAGCAGAAACCGGGTCCATGTTTGTGTTTACTGTCAGGGTTGTTCCACTTCCAATAGATGTATTAAGATCATTCGACCACTTTCTGTTTGCTAACTGTGCTGTTACATCAACTGCCGAAGAAGTACCACCAACATAAACCTTAGCACTTAATATATTTGGAGTCGATGACCAGTTTGGAATTGAGGTAACTGTGCTTTCATCCTTTGTGTAGATTTGTTGTGTTCCCTGACTAGCAGTGATAAATGCCGTTATCGGCCTTGCATCGTTATTATCAACGATGGTAATTTGTCCTGTTGAAACTAATTTTGCCATATTCTTATTTAATGATTGAAAATTTTTAAATGCTTACCTGACAATTAAATACAGCCCTACCATCAACATCATCGCTGTTGATTACGAGCACATGAGAATGAAAAGTTGAATACCTTTGATTCCATATTGTGTCTGAATCGGGATTGTCTGATTGACGCACCCATCGAAAGGCTGTGTGAGGTAGAGTTGATGTAATTTCTTCTTTGCCTCTGTAAACCATCGCTATAAGAGTAGTATCAATTAAATCATTACGAAATGTATTTCCGTTTGTGCTGAAAATCTCTACTTTATAAGTTACGTTTTCTTCTACATCGGTTATCTTGTCGTTAATATCGGTGTAATCCCCATCCGTTGAGATGAATTTTATATTCCCTCCAATCTGGTTGTTTTGAAGGTCGAAATAGGTTTTTCCATCCGATGAAACTATCCTTTTTGTTGTAATCCTCCCGGGCAGAATTTCTGAAAATCCATACAAGGTGGCGATACTTCTGTCTCCCTGATATTCTGAGTTAACAATGGCCACCAACAGATGAAAATATCCGGTGAACTCCTCCATCTTTACTGGTTGTTCTGAAAGCAGGAAAACACCTGTATTTCCATCCCGTTCCACTTTTGCGTATAAGTAGTAAGCCGTATCCGGTTTATCCAAATAAGGCGACTGGAAAGCTTCCATAAACCAAACTTTCCGGTTATGAGAAGTGGAAATCAGGTCAATTCCGATAGTCATATGCTGAATAATCCCTGCTTCTGCACGTAGAATCTTAGTTCCGGCATCAAAGGAAATAAGGTGGTTTACTTCGATGGAAGTATCACTTGAATCAACAAAGCGGAATTGCAGGCTTTCATCACCAACCAAAAGCTGCATCGTACTGATGGTTACGGGGGATATCGAGCCGTTAAAGTTGGAGAAAGCATCTTTGAGTAGTTCGGTTGTTTCTTGCGCTGCACGAAATCCCCTTTTTGCAAACCGTATAGACTCTTGATGTTTTTGTTCCACTACGACTTCGGTTGTTTCCAGCTTTTTAATGGTATTGGAAAAGCCACCTCCGATAGTCACATTGGAAAGTTCAATCTCAGGGCTGTAAGGAGAATTGATGTAATCCTTGATGCCAATAATGCGTATCAGCACTGGTTCTGCCTGAAACTGTTCGTCGGTAAAAGCCACATATCCACCCAATCGGATTTTTGAACCTATTTCCAGCCATTGCCTTTTTGCCCAAATCGGGTCGAGCTCACCTGTGAAGGAAAAACGAGGATCTTCATTCTCGTACAAGTACCTGACTGCTTCACGGAACATATCCCACGAAGAGCCCGATTTATCAGAGTTATTGCAGATGTATGCCTCAGGTAGTGAAATCCCGAAGATAGCATAGGAATCTCCCAATACAGGCTTAAAGATGTCATTGGGCATTAGCTGCCCATCAATCTCCTGAGGAACAATCTGAAACTTTCTATCCTGATGGGAATAGTCGCAGTCAAATTCCTTTCCGGCAAGCATTCCGGATTGAAAAACGACAGTCATTTTTTCTCCTGCTATCAGACATTCCTTGAAGTTCAGCTCTTCCGGAATTGAGGCATCGATAAAATCATAAAAGTTCTTTGAGGCATTAACCACTACCACTGAAGAAACCTTTCCGACCCGTGACGGGTAGAAGTGAGCACAATCCAGGCTATCTTCCACGTTGAAAGAAACAGCCTTATCCGCCCGACTAACGAATAGTCCGGACTCATCGGTTTGGTAGGTTCTACCTTCGTAGGTGAGGGTTTGGTTTTTGGGGAGTAAAAGTTCTGTTGAGCCGTACTTGCTGGCATCGATGTTTCGGGCTCCTCCCTGTACAAAGAGAATATCTATTGCGTTAGAGTTCTCGAAATTCTCCCTTCTTACTCCCGTTCTAAAGCCGTTCCCTTTGCCATAGGAAAGAGCCAATGGAGATTCCTTGCCATATTCTACTTTATGTAGAGAAATGATTTTTCCAATTATTTCAAATTCTGTTTCGAAAGCATCTGCAATGAATTTAAGTGCTTCGCTACAGTAGTTATGATTAAAAGATATGGTTTTCTCACTTGCTTCAATACAACTGCCCAACACCCAGCCCGACTCCCTTTGATTGAGGTTTTCCAATAGCATGGCCATAAAGTCCGAGGGCTTACCTGTGAAAGAAAATTTCAACTTTCCAGTTGTTGTATCCCTGAACTTATAAAGTCCCAGTTTAGCGGCATAGGCCTCCAAAATAAGCGTATATTCAAGACTGCGGGTGTGGTTTTTCCGGATATTTTGTGGCCGTAAAAGGGTATATGTTTCCCCCTGATGCATACAGTATGCACCAACAGGGATTTCCACATGTTCAAAAAGTTGCACTTTGAGGGTGATGGAATCCTCCCCCATAACTCTTCGATTCCGGTAGCTGTCATCTCCTACAATCAAATCAACCAACTCAGCACCACCTTTATCAAATAACTTCATATCCTACGTTAAGCAAAACACAACATCAAATTCACACCACACACCGTTTCCAAGTGTAAAATGCCTTATTTCAGAGCGCTTGTAATAGCATTTATACGTCCGGCCATCAATACCTAAATCCCTTTCCTTTGGAAGTATTAGGTCGTGCAGAAAAGCATGGTAATTTGTAAGGAACTGATAATCGTACTCACACCGGAGAAAAAGATGAAGGGTTACTTCCCGGGCTTTCCTCCTTAGTTTTGTTTCATCGACTTTTTGTCCATGAAGTGAAAGAGAGTTGATGAGGGTTACTTCTTTTGCTGCCGGAGCTTTTCGGGTATTTGAAAGCGTGTTTTCCAACACCTGAATACCGTAGGAACTTAAATCCACACCATCAATCGAAACGCCCTGACTGCCTACTTTGAGCCAATAAGGAGAAGTGTAGGTATATCCATCAATGGGCACATCTTGGGAAAAAGTAAGCGTAAACACAGCACCGGAATACAGCTCAAACGATTCACAATCCATGTAACGAAGTGTGATATTAAGCCCTAAATCCGGAAACATGAACTCTGATTTAGTAGTGGATAAAAGCGTTGCTATGAACTCATCAATCCTTCCTGAAAGAGAGATGAAGTTTAACTTTCGGATTGCAGCATCCAGCCTTGGAGCAGACAAATCCACTTCCAACCCATCTTCTTCAGCCCAACTGTTTTGAAGTGGTTCCTTTAGTGGTGGATAAGAAAGCAGTGAAGCATAGCTGTCCTCCATCAGATAAACACCCATGCTTTCAGAACTAATCCCATTGACAATAAAAACACCGTTCATCCTCTTATGTACACTCCTTTGATGTTAATATCATCGATACCTGACTTTAAACTACCCAGAAACTTTTCTATCGTTTCAAGCCTTGAAGTATGGCTTTCAATACCCGATAAGTATTTCAGCGATTGAGCACTGTTTATCAGCAGGCTTTTTATGCTTTCAGAAATTTGATAGGTATATGCCTGAATTGCGGTAAACCTACCGTTAAGCTCATTGGCAGACTCCTGCGACATCGACTGAAAACCTTTGCTGGCTCCCGCACGTGCGTTGGTGAAAATATCGAAGCCCTGTTTAGCCAGTTCTTCCTGTACCGTTGTCATTGCCTCAGAATATTCACCCAAAGCATTTTTATAGCTTTCCGAAAACCGAACAATATCATCCACAATATTTTGGTCTCCATCATGGCCAAAACTATCCATCATCTCATTTTCAAGATTTTTGAATAACCCTTCGAAGTATTGAGCAAAGATGAGTTGTGATATAATATCCTCTATTACCGTCGTTACTTTACCTTTGAAGGAATCAACAGCCTTAAAGACATCTCCACCTCGAAAAGCATTTACCAGCTCATCGGAAAGCATCGAGCCAATTTCTCCGGCCAGATCCGAGAAGGTTTGACGCATTTGCTCCTGCGCTTCCCGGGCTTTATCGGCTATCTCATGCCAGTTATCAATGATAGATTTAGTAGCTTCATCCAGCTTGTCATAATCTGCCAGTATCTGAGGGTTGAGTTCGAAAGTATCTTTGTCGAATATCTCCCCGTAGGTTTTGGCCAGTGACTCGAATACCGGAACCGTTTTGGTGGTTACAGCTCCCGTTATACCACCTATTGCAGCTCCGATTGCAGCCCCCAACAAGTTTCCAATCACCGGGATGAATGAACCAATGGCGGCCCCGACAGCAGCACCAGCCCCAATGCCGGTAGCGATATTACCAACATCAACCTGTTGTTTTGTTCCGGTTTGAACCTGACCCTGTGAAAGAGTTGAAGCAGTTTTATTCAGCTCTGCAATTGCAGCCGAATACTGCCTTGCTCCGGCAATGGCCTTTGCATAGGGATTCTCCACACCAAAGATATTGGAGTCTTTGTAGGCTTCCATCTCGATGCGAGCCAATGACATGTTGTGAGCTGATTCGAGTATCTTTAAGTTCCAGTCCTCCTGAGCCTGTTTATTTTCTGCTATCTGATTACCTACCATGGAAAGAAGTGTGGAAAGCCCTGAGATACCAGCACTGACGATATCCGTTGATGTAGCGTTTTTATCAAATGCAGTAAGCACATCATCCAAACTATCTGATATGCCGGAAATAGCTTTCCCGATTTCACCCATTGCTCCTGAAAAGGTAGAAAGTGAGTCTCCTAATTCACCCAGTGAATCAGAAAGTTTTCGGACCATCTCAACAACCTTTTCCCATGCCTTGACATCCAGCATTTCATCGGCTGACTCTTTAGCTTCATCCAGTGCCGTTTTGAGTTTTTCGACATCGATACCAGCCTCTTTAAAAAGAGCTAACTGCTTGTCGGTAAACGTCACTTTACCGATGATTTCCTTAACCTTTGAAAGCTCGTTGTAGGAAAGTTTAGTAATATCCTCAAATAGTGGAAGCACTTCTTTGATTTTGGAGGTGAGAAAATCTGTTCCATCACCAAAAAGGTACAAGTCCAGCAATCCCGAACCGTTATCCTGAAGCACTTCTTTGGCCAGTTCATCGAGCGCTTGTTTCATTTGCTCGTTGGCAACCTTTACAGCCGAACTATCAGCTCCGAATTTAGTGGAGAGTTCCGCAATGTCCTTCTGAAACTTTTCCTCAATGCTTTTTCTTTGTTCAGCATAGGTTTGGTATTTCACAAGGAGTTTTTTGTACACATCACCCTGAGCATTCTCGTATGCCTTACTTTCGGCATCCCTGATACGTTCAAATTCTTCGGCCTGCTCTTTAGGTAGAGTGATGGAGTTTTCGTTAAATGTTCCATGACCACCTTTTGCTTCCCATTCCTTTTTGGCGTGATTGCGAAGAACCTGAAGAAGTTCATCCTCCTGTCGGTTGATTTCGGTAATCTTCCGACGGAAATTCAGTTCCAATTGAGCCAATTCTTTAGCAGAACCATCCTCCAAAAGTTCCAGTTCCGCTTCAACACGTTTGAAGTATAAATCCTCCTTTGCACGTTGGATTTCAACCTTTTCGTTCTTAATCTGATCGAGTAGTTTAGCGGTTTTTTTATCATCCTTTTCAGGTGCAGTGAAATCAGGACTGTCAGGAGTTACCTTTAGCATTTCTTCCTGAAGCTTATCAATCACCAGTGAATATTTGTGTGCCTCATCCGAAAGTCGCTTGTAAATATCCATGGCGGCCTTTTCTCCGGCAAACATCTCATTCTCCCGTCCACCGTATTTTTTAGCTACAGCATTGGCAAGAACATCCCTGTTTTTGGTTTTCCAGCTATCAAGTGTTTCCTGAGCTTCTGCCTGTTTAGCAACAGCTATCCTTACCTGTTCGGTGTATTTAAGCTTCTTTACATAGCTGTCGAGAGCTTCGGAATTGTTGTTGATCAACGTCCCTTCAGTAGTGAGTGATGCGTGATAATCGGGTACAACCTCCTTTATTTTATCCAGTGCTTTCTTTCTATCGGAATAACCCTTGGTCGAATCATCCAGCACCTTTCTAAGGCCTGAAAGTTCCGTAATCTCAGTTTTGATATTAGTCTCCGCTTTCTTTGTGATGTCGCCCAGCATTTGGGTTTCTGATTGGGCTTTCTTTGCACTGCGGGCGTAAAAGGTTAAAGCCGTTGTTAGTGAAACAACAGCCATGGTTGCTGCAACGTAAGGATTAGCCAGCATGGTTTTATTGAGGAGTTTTTGAGCTCCTTCAACCAGTACCAGCGCTTTGAACTTTGCCAGTTCAGCTTTCGTCCAGCCCTTGCTTAAAGCGATGGATGTGGATTGGGCAACATTGAATACCATTACAGCAGCCTTGTAGGTACCATAAAGGGCAACAAGGGATGCAATCACCTCTCCTACCTTTTGATAGTTTTCAACCAAATAAGCAGCACCGGAAATAGCACTTGAAATAACTCCTTCCGATGATTGCCCCATTTCGTTAAACATCTGATCGATGGAGTCCCCTAAGTTGGAAAGCTGCCCTGTGATGGATTTGGATTGTTCGGCCATCAGATTGTGGAACATTCCGGATTGACTAACCATGTTTTTGAAAGCCTGCTCGACATGCTGAAAAGAAAGCTGTCCGGATGATGCTAAGTCCATCACTTCTTTTTCTGTTACCTGAAGAACAGCTCCCAGCTCCTTGTAGATGGGAATTCCACGTCCGGCAAACTGCATCAGGTCTTTGGTCATTACCTTTCCCTGAGCGTTCAGTGTTCCGTACAGGTAAATAATATCATTGATTTGAGAACCGACACCAGCAGCAACGTTACCCAACATGGTAAGATTTTCACGGATACTATCTGCCGTAAACCCATACGCTAATAACTGTTTAGCACCCGATGCCACCCCCTGAAGGTCAAAAGGAGTGGTAGCTGCAAAGTCCACAACTTCCAGCATGAGTTTATCTGCCCTCTCCTTGCTTTTGAGCATGGTGGTAAAAGCTATCTCCAACTGTTGGAATTCTCCTCTGACGTTTGCTATCTCACGGGCAAAATTGGTTGCCTGCTGAATGGTAAAAACAGTTGCAACAGCCCGGCTAAGATTGCTAAGGGTGTTATCAATCCTGCTTCCCTCATCAACCGCCTTTTGGCCAATACCACCGATGAGCCCTTTGGCTTTTTCAGCATCCTTCTGTAATTGAGAATTGTCTATACCCGTGGCATACCATATTTTTCCGGAATCATTAATCATACAGCATACTCCTTATCAGCTCTTTGTTTCGTGGGTCATCAGCATCAATATCACCGTTATCCTCTTCGTATGTTGG